CTACTACCAAAGGCGCCGGCGGGTAGCAGTTAAACCTCCTCTGCTGCCCACGATCCCCAGTCCCGCGTGCAGCGGGGGCTGGGGATCACTTTTTCATCACACCCCAGGCCCCGGCCATGTCACCGATCCCCGACCGGGTTCGCCATCATCACCCGACCCGACCTCGAAGGCCCCGACCCCGACCCGACTGATCTCGAGCATTCGGTCCATGAGCCCCGACCCGAGCTCCCCCGACCAAAGACAATGGACCATGGTTCCGGTTTCTCCCGACCCCGAACCCGAACTCCCAGTTCGCAAACCGTGTTTAACTAACCCCCGACCTTGGTCCCCCCCAAACAAATATAGGTGGGGGGAAGAGAGGGGGTGAACCAAGAAGAAACTTACGCCGCCTGATTTGTAATAGGCGTAGTTCCACGCAACTTGATGTGCTGAAATATTTACGCGGTGAGTTTTTGTAATTTTGAGTTCAATCCAGAACGCAGACCCTTCCGCACACACGTGAACGTCTGGAACGCCACCGCCATAGCGGTTTTCAATCCGTGTGGTGTTCCAATGCGGGGGTATCTTCTCCTTCAGTCTGTTCCACAGAAGAGTCTCCGGTTTCTGCGCCATTAATCACCTTAAATTCTGCATCTATGAAAGCTCCTGGATGAGACTTTCGGAGCTCTCCGAGGCGCCCCTCAATCTCTTCACGGCTCATGTTTTCTATGGCATGGAAGTGATTGGTCTCACGCCTGTCAACAGTAAGGCCACCAAGAGCAGATCGTGTCTTCTCAGCGTTAATCGCTGCAGAGAAATGGCCGGCCTCTTCCGCATTAAAGGACAAGTCCCGCAACCGCTTCAGCTGCCCCATCAGGGTCACGCCATATTTACGCTCACGGTCTTCCCTCAGCTCCTCGATGAACTCAGCCACATGAGGAAACAACTGGGAGTCCAGAAGTTTGTACGCTTGGATTTTGGCAACCCCGTTGGTGTCAGAATAGCCGGCCTTCCTGGCGCATTCGGCATTCGAGTTGGTCCCATCCACGTAATGACGGGCGAACTCTTTCTGCCGGTTGGTCAGTTTACGGCCATGAGACTCTTCAATCTCTTCCGCTCGTTTATCAATACGGCGCTTCATAGCACCTCCTATATACACCCAAAATGAGATATTACTGGTGCAAAAACTAGTTTTCAAACCTCCAACGGCTAGAAAAGTGTTACGAAATAGCCCTTTTTGTTACGAAGTGCTACGAAAATCACGAAAAGTGTTACGAGGTTATTTGGCCATGTTCCGGGGTTTTTGACACCTTTTTCATGGTTCGTCCCACTTGTCCCACTTTTTTACGTCCATTTTTTATTTTTCAAATCTTTTTTTTTCAAATCGTGTGTATAAGGGGGACGGAGAGTGACATCCTCGAACTTCCTTCCTTTACCTTTGGTTCTCATGAGGTGGTTGAATTTTGCGTCCCACTGCCTCACGGCACTGAGGAGTTCTGGTTCGCTGTTGAATATTCTGCCAGGATGGGCCATCGTAAATGGTGGTTGACCTGTAGTTTCTGATTTAGTATTCTAGCATCAGAAAAGGAGGAAGTGAAATGATTGAGAAATTTGATAAGCCTACCCTCAAGATAGTGCGTGAGGCACTTGCGGATGCATTGGATGGTCTGCAAGAAGAACTGGGCATCAAGCTGAAGATTGGAAATAATATCAGCTTTGACGCGAACACCTTTACGACCAAACTGACAGGATCGTTGTTTAGTCATGATCCGTTGGCAGAGGATTGGAAAAAGTACGCCCATATATATGATCTGGATGTAGCGTGGCTTGGGAGAGAATTTCCTTCCGATGGCAAGACATTTACCATTGTTGGTTTGGATACCAAGAAGAGGAAATATCCTGTCATCGCAACTCGCGATGGTAAGCGGTACAAGTTTCCAACGGACGTTGTCATAAAAAGGGTGGCGTCGTAATGAAAAACCAAGTCATATCTCTGTACGATTACACGGGCGAAGCTCTTCGCCCGTGGGCAGAGGCTGGATATGAGTGCTTCGCGTATGACATCCAGCATAAGATGTACAACCGCCGTGAGGTAGTCGGCAGTGGTAGCATAACCTATAGCCATGCTGACCTGTACAAGAAGCAGACACTGATGGACATTCTTGTGCGTCATGGAGCGAACAATGTGGCGTTCCTGTCTGCGTTCCCGCCATGCACCGACTTAGCTAGTGCGGGTGCGCCGTCCTGGTCAAAGAAAGCGGAAGTCAATCCACACTTTCAGACAGATGCCGCTGGTCGGTTGAAGGACTGCGCTATTCTTGCGGAAGCGTTCCAGTGTCCGTTTTACATTGAGAACCCAAACGGTGCCGTTCCACGATTGTGGCGGAAGCCAGACTTTCGGTTTGATCCATACCAGTACGGTGGGTATCTACCAGACGAGGATGAGCATCCAATATTTCCAGAGATCATTCCACCACGGGATGCGTATCGGAAGCGCACATGCCTGTGGACGGGATGCGGTTTCCGTATGCCAGAACCAAGGCCCGTGGAATACGAGAACGTCAAATGTATTCCTAAGAATCCCCTCAAAGGGGAAAACTACTCACCTGTTCATGCGAAGACGGGTGGGAAATCTTTACGAACCAAGAACATCCGTAGCGCAACCCCGCGTGGGTTTGCCAAGGCGGTATATGAGGAGAACCATGTCCAGTAACCAAGAGAAAAATGTCCCATGTCCCGCGTGTAGTGGGAATGGATACACCGTAAGTGGTGATCCAGAAGTGGCAGCACCTGTCGTGGATCAATGCGAGATGTGCGACAGCCAAGGCGAGGTAGAGGAATCCTACGCCAAAGATTGGCCCTTTAAGTAATGTTTGCGGATCAAGTGCTAAAAGCACTTTCTCAAAACCCACACTTAGGACAACCAGTGGGCAACAACACGCCACATCTCCTTCCGATGATGAAGAAGGCCCAGTTTTTTGACTTTGGTTTAATTAGCCGAAGCGCGCAGGATGTTGAGTATGAGCCTTGCCGAGAATTGTTTGAGGAGGGATTTCTGTGGCCCCCCGCTCCTGTTTCGTTTTTCACTTACCAAGTAGGCATTGACATCACAAATTTTGAGGGGAGCATTCACACACAACCGATAAGCAGTGGAGAGGACCTTACGCATTTCGGACTATTAGTAGATATGACAAATCCAGACCGTATTCCAGTTATTCCAATTACAAGTCTTTGTTTATCTCAAAATGAGAGAATGTTTCTTGATTTTCGTATCGAAATCCCCCCTGATCGTAACCTCAGCGGAGGTGACTTTTTACGGTATACTTATCCAGAGCATTTGGATTCGTATGGCCCTCCGTCACTGGCCGAACAAAATGTAATATCAGTGGGCGGGTTAATGATTTTGTTACTAGGACGATTGGACGCGGACGGCATGGCCCGTGAAGTGGTTTATCCGCCAGAGAAGGTGAACGCCAAGCGACGGAAGCGTGGAAAACCTGAAATGGTCAAGTACACCGTAGTCAAGGTGCGCCCGCATCGTGCTGCGATGGGACATTCGGGACCTCTTGAGGGGGATGAGTATACCCCCAAGTGCTACCATTTTCGGCGGGGGCATATACGCCGATTTAAGAACGGTCAGAAAACCCGTGTGCGCCACTGTTTCGTTGGCACACCAGAGGATGGCCGTGTCGAACATAGATATGTCGTGGAGCAATAGATGATCAAGAAAATCTGGAAGGAAATCCGCAACCCCAAACACTGGGAGAGTAGAATGGGCTGGGAGTATTTCGCTCTGATTGCGTTGGGTAGTCTTATCGCTGGCATCTTTGTCGGCATGGGATGATAACAACGCTTGATTTGTTTGCTGGGATCGGTGGCTTCTCGCTAGGGCTTGAGGCCACCGGTTTTTTTCGTACTACATGCTTCGTGGAGAATGAGCCATACTGTCAGGCAGTGCTGAAACACCACTGGCCTGACGTACCAGTGCTAGGAGACATAAGAGATGTCCGACGAGAAGACCTTCCCGACCCCAGCCCCGGACTTATTTGCGGGGGATTTCCATGCCAGCCATTCAGCCACGCGGGTAAACAGCGAGCACAGGACGACCCCCGCCACCTCTGGCCGGAAATGCTTAGACTTATCAGGGAATGCCGGCCCACTTGGGTTGTTGGAGAAAATGTTACTGGACTCATCAACCTGGGCCTGGACGAAGTACTCACTGACCTGGAGAGCGAAGGCTACGCCGCAAGGACGTTTAATATTCCAGCTTGCGCGGTCGGCGCCCCTCACCTCCGGCAGCGCCTATGGATTGTTGGACACTCCGACAGCGACAGCGAACCCGATGGATACGGGCAAAGGGGATTTGAGTTTATGGCCGACACCCAACGCAAGGGAAAAGGGCGGCGGCGAGTACCAAGACCAGGAAAAGATAAAAGCGAGGATCGCCAAGGGCCATCAGACAAATCTAGGGGATGCCGTGAAGATGTGGCCAACACCAACAGCAATGACGGGGGGAGAGAGTGTGGCTCCAAGCCACCTAACCGGGGGACACGGCTGGAACATAGCGGCAGCGGTACACAGCGGGATGTGGCCCACACCAAGCGCCCGGGAACCGGGATGGAAGAACATAGAGGTAGTGGACAGGGACGGGAATCCGCCCAGTCATCACAACCAGAGGTTTTACGACAAGAAGACGGGACGGGTGGTACAGAAGGGACTGCAGCAAACAGTGGCAGATCCGAAGACTGGTGGACAGTTGAACCCGCAGTGGGTCGCGTGGCTCATGGGATACCCAACAGAGTATCTCAGTTGCGTGCCTTGGGAAACGCGATCATCCCGCAAATCGCAAAGGAAATAGGAAATGCAATCAAAGGAACATATTAAGGACTTATGCGCCGATTGTGGCGAAAAGGCCCTATTACAAGTTCATCACTGTGACCCAAATAGCGAAGACGGGGAAATAATAAGACTCTGCTCAAATTGCCATCGGGCGAGACACATAGATCATAATGGGGAGTACTGGAAGGACCCTGTGGAAATGGCCACGCACTGGTACACGTGGGATTACGAAACGGGCGATCTTGGCGATGGTGGGCGTTTAGAAAACAGGGGACCGTTATGAGACACGAATCCATGATGCAAGCGTATCGACTATTAGTTCCATACGTCTTTAGGGCAGATGAAGACGACCCGTTTGTACTTATTGCACAGAATCGTGATTATGAGGAAATACCCAAAGCGAGGATTCGTTTCAAACGTAATCCTGGGAACTTTCTGGGCGTGTGGCATAGTGTCCAGCGTCATCTTGTGTGGCCCCCATCCTTCTATATGTACGACGACAACCCTGAGTCGAGGAAGGATTATTGGGAAAGGCTAGGAAAGCTTTATACACACAAGCACGTTATCGTGGAATGGAGAGTCGCACATGCGGCAGAAACTCAATAACCGGAGACCAACGATCACTAGGGTCTTGGAGACCGAAAGCGACAAATACTACGTCTCCTTCGGATTGGACCTTGGCGATCTGACCATCCGTGAGGTATTTATAAGGGGATCCAAGATTGGTAGCGATATGGAGAGACTCCTGGACGATGCGTCCGTGGTCCTGTCGCTGGCACTCCAGTACGGGTTGCCCTTGGATCAGTTGTTACACAGCCTGCACACGGGCCGGGAAGAGGGTGGCACTTCCATTGTGGCGAGGGCCATTGCGTTAATGAATGAAGAAATTGACAAGATCCAAGAAGCGTTCCCCAACGGCGGCACTTCTCCATTGGAAGATGTACCAGCAAAGGAAGGTGCAGCCGAAGAAGGGGAAGGGGTCATACGACAGGAATAAACCGGGGATTATAGTATGGAATTTGTAGAGATTTTCGGGGTTCGCTATCCACGCGTCGTCATTCAGTGGAAAGATATTATCGGGGCTGGCTCCTTCGGTAGTCTTGATGAGTCACGGGAGCTACAATGTCCGGCGATGGTGACAGAGGGGTATCTCTTTGATGACTTCGAGGAGGATGGCGAGAGATACATACGCACGTTTGCCTCTTACCAGACGAGTGACGAAGCCAGCTTTGCGGATCGCAACTGCTTTCCGTTTTGTGTACTGACAAAGAAAAGCAGACGGGAAGTGGAGTTCGCATTAATGTTCATGAATCATGACGACTAAAAAACCTCCCCCACTGCCACCGTTCAAGGATGGCAGCAAAACCCATCAATACCTTATGGCCTGTCATGATCGCATTCGAGCGATGATGGAGTTGGTTGACCCGGAATTTGAAACCACGGGCGACTGTCTGGTGCAGGCTGACAAATTGATTAGTGAGCATCGTAATGACAGGTAGAACCCGGCGCCGTGCCAAGGCTCGGCCTTTTAATCACCGCAAGAAGCTTGGACCAAGGTCCGCGTGGCGTGGATCGCGTAAGAAGAGGAGAGGGCAAGGCTAACGCTTGATCGCATCGAGGTCGTAACCCATCGTGCTCAGAAGTTTCTCGACCTTGTAGATCGAAGGTTCCGCTATCTTTCTTCGTTCATAGTTCTCGATGGTACTGGTGCCAATGCCGGATAGAAGAGAAAGCTGGGGCCTTGTAAGCCCAGCTTCCCTTCTGATTTCCAACAGGACATTCGACCAGTGGTTGGGTATTTTTCTCAATCATCCTATCAGTGCTTCACTTCGCCATCTGTATCGAACTCTTCCAAGATGTCGTCATACTTTGCCTCTTCATCCCCAGTGGCGATACCCAAAGTAATCGTGAGTATCCTGGACATGAGGTAGGCGAGGGTAGGCAATCCGATTTGCACTGCTCCATACTCTACTGCTACACGGAACAATGCCACAACTCGCCCTATAGGGGAAACCCCCAAAGGGCTTCCCTCTACTAGGTTCGTCATCTCTTCATAGAAGGACTCCATGTCGTTCATCGGGCGCCCTTCTCTAACATGGCTGCATACCGCTGCAGAATTTGCTTGTCGGTGGGGACATCCTTGGCGATGTCCACCAGATAGGCGATCTGCTGCGCTGGCGAACGGTTGTTCGCTTTAGCTATTTTCTGTAGCGGTTTCCAAATAGCCATTGGTACCGCCACGGACCTAAAAGTTCTTCTTTCTGTCATTTGCGTGCGACTCCCTGTTTCGGTTCACCAGTTAAACGCCTAAGTTCTTTACTGAGATCCCAACGCAGGAATAGCCCATCAGTGTGAGCCTCCCCGTTCATAAATGCGTCGATACCTCTTACAAGCCAGTTCAGGCGTACTAATTTCCCTGGCTTACGCATAACAACTTTCGCTCCCATCGCCATGTCATGATAACGCAAGAGCGGGTCATTAAGAGAGTCCCACTTTTTCTGGGAGAGCCGTTCAAAAACACTACGTGCCGTGTCCAAGCCAGCGAGTTGGGTCAGTCTCCAACAGACCAGAGAGCAAATCTCTGAGGAGCCTTCTATCTTACTGATGCGAGCGCCTACTTGCGTTATCTCTTCGATAATAGGATACGCATCCAGAAGTTCCAGACTCTCACGGGTACTCGGAACAATTTGCTGCGCTCTCCAGTTAGTGTGTTCCCACCGCCAGATCGTCCGTAGAGCGGTTGCTACTTTAATTGCGTTCTTTACTTGTCGCATAGCCAGGATATGAGCCATGGACCGCCGACGACCACGGTCCACGTCATCCAGGCTTGGAACCCCTCTCGCCACGGCAGTAGTAAAAGGCACGCCCGCCTCAACAC